TCTAAACTTATCATATCTATGATATCTATTAAAGGAATAAACTTATCTTTATGAAAAATGGGATGTCCTGCGGTTCCTTCAAGACCAATATTTTTAATTACATTCTTTTTCCCTGTCATCCCGCAAGCCACAACATAACCGATACCAAATGGAGTAATGATTTTATCACCTATTTTTATATCTTGAATATTGACAAGACCATTATAACATGATACCTTTGTATTATATGTAAGGCACACATCGTCCCACCGGTGAGTTTCATTTGCCGTAATTTTAGACATGTGGTCAAGACAAAGCTTAACATGACGTCCTAATGTTGGAAATGAAATCCGTCTTTCAGCAATATAAGGTTGCGCTTCTAAAAACCGTTTTGTCTTATTACCTTGTTCCCGAGTTCTTGGAATATCCATAAGTTTAATGGTTCTAATTTCATCTAATAAGCTTAATAATGTCCCACCTGTAGATTTCTTTTCAATAGCCACCATTTGCGGCGGCTTCGTATAACGCATGCATTGTTGCCAGAAATCTAAGAACGTTGGTTTCAAATCTTTAGGTTCAATTCGACATTCTAACGTATCTATCCAATGAAGACCATATTGCCCAGTTTTTACCCCATATGATTCTATCTCATAAATCCCCCAAAAACTAAATACGGTAGCGTCATTATAGCTTTTTGAGGTTTCGGCAGTATCGGAAGTAATGAAACTAAATAATATTTCTGGTTCTTCATCAAGCATTACAAACCATTCCGGTTTAAAGAGTGCGCCGCCTGCGGGAATCGGGTCTTGTTGATATTGGGAACTAAAAACGTAGGGGTCACGCTCTTGTTTAATTTGTAGCGATTGCAGTGTATTAACTTCAGGGTATAGCGCATTTCCAGCTTCATCAATACTTTTTAAAATGACTGTTTCCCAGCGATACCCGTCTTTAGACGCTAGCAAATAGGCCGCGAGGTCATCTTCGTGAAGTCGTTGTCCGATGAAGATATAGGGGACGTTAATTCCTCGTGCTCGCTGTTGGATGGTTTCTCGGTAATTGTCGATAACAGATTGTCTAATCGTATCAGAATGAACCTCATCTGGTTTATGAGCATCATCGATAATGACTGCGCCGGAAAATCTTTCCAATCCAGGGAGTCCAGCATCCTGCCCCGTAATAGCTCCTCCACTTCCGAAAGCTGCAACTGCGCCTCCATTAGTAGTTTGGAAATATTCTCTTGCTTTCGAGTCATGTCGAATCCTCACGTCAAATAAATAATTATATTGAGCCAACTGCATAATACGCTTAATAGTCTCCGTATGTTTCGCAGCGAGCACTTTAGAATAAGATATATAAAGGAATCGTGAATCAGGGTATTTTGAAAGTGTCCATGCTACCCACATTGCTAATAGGGTGGATTTACCGGAGCCAGGGCTTACGTTTACTAGTAGTCTATGGTTTGGTATTTCTAAGCGTGAGGCTTGTGTTAAAGCCCTACAAATTGTTATGTGATGCGATTCACGTCCTATGGGTTGAGACACAATGAACTGTCTACTTGTCAATAAAGGGTAAAAGAATTTTGTGAATTCTAAAAGACTAGAGCGCAATTCTGAGGCTAATTGTTCTTTGGTCTCAATCATAATCAGCCGCAATATCAGGATTATAATCTTCGATGCGCTGCAATAAATCTTGTTCATTATTTAAAAATGAGTGTACTTGCATCATACCAGCGGTGAATATGTAGCTAGATAATGCACGCCAAATCATTTGCAGCTCATCATCATTGAATTCCATATCAATGCTCCTTTATTATTTATTTGCCAATCCCTTTAATGTAACCTTGTGTCTGTCACATAACTTTTTTTCTATTTTCTCTTGAAACTATTTAGTTTGTTTTCTTAAATGCTCTTTTAATCCCCACAAATCATAGTTTTTAATTGTTCTTTTCCAATCCCAAGCCAATGCTCATTAGGCTCGTTTTCTACCCATTTTGTCTTTCCATTCTAGATACCAATCGCCAATCTGGTAACAAATGAAGTCTATTTGCTTGGGAGTGAAGGATTCCTGCATAGCTTTCCTCTGTAAATATCTTTCTTTGATTCCAGGAGATTTTATTTCAAGATCAGAAATAGTTCTTAACCATACATCCATCAGGAGGCTCATGTTTTCCCTAAATTCACTACTAACATGATCGCTAGAAACAGCTTGAGCTTCCTCAATTAATCTCTGCGTTTCTTTATACCATTTATCTAAAGGGCTTTTCATTTTTTTCCTTATCGTTATTCTAAATCAGGACATTCTTCCTGCATAATTTGAGCCAACTCAATATCCAATGCAATGCTATCAGGATTCAAACACCCTTTGTCCATTTCATATCTTAAATGCGTTAAGAACATATAAGACCTTTGTATCGCACTGGGACAACGTGTTTTAATGTTTCTCTCCATATTCTCTAGATGTCTATGAACATTTTTAAGTTCTTTTAAAACACCTAGACGCATTTTATGAATGTCTTTCATATTTACAATTAATGCCTTGCTGAATCAATTGTTTTATAATGTCTTTAGACATCATTTATCTCTTGTAATACCTGTGATTGTTGATCGTTAATTGTGGCCAATAAGTTTTGAACCTCTTCAACAGCTTTGTATTCCCCAAATCTGTGTAAAGCGCTACAATAAGCGTCTGCTACACGCATCAACTTCATGATTTGATTTTCACTAATTATCATTCATATACACCCATGATTTTTGGTCTTTGCATTTATGACACATATAAATAAAATACATCCCTGATTGATGAAGAGTCTTTCTATACTCATGTTGGCAAACGGATATTGCTGCTCTAGAAAAAGGTCTTGTTTTTAAGCATTTCTTGCAGCGCATTTGTGGTGGGTTAGACAATAAATAAAAATCGTCCAACTCGTGATCACATTGCATGTCTTCAGAAATTTCTTTCGGTTCCCCACAAAAATAACCGTAAGAAATAAGTTCGCCAACAAGATTTGATAATTTATTCCGCTCTTCGTCCGTCATTTTTCTACCGCATTCATTTATACATTGCGGACTTTGACAAAATGTTTTATCTAAGTAGCTCATTATTAATCTTCCGATATTAATTCATGCTTTTATTAATTGCATGTTCTTCATCACATTCAGCTATAGATTCGTCCATTTCACATGCTATCTTTTTTAATTGCTCGGATGCTTTAATCATCGCTTGTCTGCCTGAATAAGAGGAACTTTTTCCCGGATTCATATCATCATGGATGGCACGACCTACATTAATAAGTATGTCATTTAATATATGTGCAATTAACGAATCTATAGGGCAAGTTGTTGAGAATTCTTTTAACCATTTTTCAAGAGTTTCTGTTGGTTTTTTTGATATAGAAGTTATCAATAACTTTTGGAATATTTCTCTATTTTCTTGATTCATACCTTTCATCATTTCATTAATTTTTTCTGGAGTCACTTCTATTTTTGACATTTTTAGCTTCCTTTTATCTAGAACTTATAATAAATAGCGCGGGGCTTTCACCCGCTTCAATCCCTATTACTGCCGACCTTGCAGGATAATATTGGCTACATAAGCCAAACTTATGGTAGGTTATCATCACCGCTCAATTATTAACCTAGGCTAATTGAGTTCTTTCGGGCTAGCTAGGATTCGAACCTAGCCTATGTAAATCGCCTGACCACTAGGATATAGCCCTTTATTGGCTCTTCGTGATTGGTTCGAACAATCGACATCTTGATTAACAGTCAAGCGCTCTACCGCTGAGCTAACGAAGAATGTTCATTCAATATTATCTCTCAATAAAAACCTATCTAATTCTAATAACGCTTGCTTATACCCAACATTAAATCCACATGCAAAACTTGCAGGATTTTCGTGAACTAAGTTGGGCAATTTATTTGCTATTTCTGCAAATTTGGAATCAATCCATTCTTGTAAATTCATTTTAAAATCCATTTCAAAAAATGGCGGCAATTTGTGCATATAAAATTCATAAAGGCCAGCCCGCTAATTAGTGTCCATTTCACGCACTAGAGGACTGCTAGTAATAATGACCTAGGAGTTTAGGTAGCGTTTTAATGTAAACAGCAAATAATCATCTTTACCAAAACTTCAAAATAAAATGTGCTGGAATATAAGCCAGTATTACACAACACCAAAAAAGACAAAATAAATCATTTATTCTGTCTTTAAATTTATTAATTCTAAAGGCTCTTTTTTTCTTTTTAACTATAATCTCCGCCTCGTCATTAATAATTTTGCGTACTTGCTCAAATTCCCGAGTAAGTTTGTCGTCGAACCTTAATTTTGCATCAGCCATCAAAATTCCTTCTTATTCTTTTCATCCAGCTTATTTTTATGATCGACTAATTCTTGAAGCATATCTGTATTTTTCGTTTCTTCGTGCTTATTTTCACCGTACCATTTTGGAGCAAGTCTTGCCGCACTCCACTGCAAAGCAACAACTTGTAGTCGGGCTTGACCAAGTATTCCAGCATCAATTCTTTCGTTACCATCTTTGTCTTTATGAGTACGAATATTATTTGCAACTTCAAGTATCTCATCAGCTAAAACATGCGCCTGATCTCGCTTAGCCTGCATATAACTGTCGAAGAATTCAGCATATGTGTTAAGCCAGTTATAGATTGTTTGTCTATCGGGCAACTTATTTTCTTTAATCAGTGTTGTTAAGCCTCGTGAATTAGTAGACACAAGTTTACAAATTTTATCAGCAAGTGCTTTTGTATATTTGGTAGGCTGTCCCGGTTTCTCATATTTCTTAGTCATAATATAATCAACTCTTGTTATAAGCTTCATCAAACATTTTAGCAGCTTCTCGACGATTAATATCGGGATTTAACTGCATAATGTCTTCAATAGCTTTTATATAAGACTTAGACCGCTTATCTATCTTCACATTGTTCGCTTCTTTAGCAATAATATTCACTTTCTTATCTTCATTACATATATTACAGTGAGTCATAATCATGCCGTTACCTAGATATTTCCCTGTTCCCCCGCATCTATAACATAACATTTAACCGTCCTTAGTTAACTATTTCCAAAATCTTAACATAGTAAATCAACAACATAAAGTAATAATTATTTATTATGTAAATAATAGTTGACATAAGTTATAATTGATGACATAATCAACTCTTAAACAACAACGAGGAAAATAAAATGATTAAAAGAATGCCCAAATTTATAACGATTGATTGTAAAGTTTATAAAGTAAAGCGTCATTCAAGAGATTGCTATTCTCTTTATCATAATGACGGCTTTTTTAATGATGAATTTTGGGGTTATGCTTCCAAAATAGATATAGAAATAGCACTAGAACGTGATAGCTGGTACTAATTAAAGAGGAAAATAAAATGACAATAGAAGAATTTAATAGATATCCCAAAAATCTGAATCTTTTTACTTTATTTAATCACGAAGTACAAACCAAGGAAAAATGGATACAAGATTACATCCTTAATAATAAAGATAGATGGAAGTCTGTTAATCAATTAATTTCGGAATTACATAGTATTTTACTTTGATAATAGCACTCGTACTCGATTAAATCCGTAAAAAACTTGATCTAAGCTATACATTTTAAATAACTTAACGTAACTTTAAATAGAGAGAAATAACCATGAATACAGAAATAAATGAAATCCGTGAATTCATAAAATGGGCACGAGAAAATACAGGAAAATATGCTAATTTCACGATTAAATTTTGGAGATTTTCTTGCGATAATTGCGAGAAAATAAAATATGAAATTTACGTTGAAGATATCATCAATAAAAGCAGTGAAAATCTATTAGATTTATTGGATATGATTCCCAAATTTAAGCAATTGTGTTTGCTAACCATGGAGGTGGCATCATGAAATACAAAGGATTAATGGAAGGGTGGGATATTGACGAACTTGAATGTAATAATGATTGCGGATTATGCAGTGAATGCCAAGATAAGTTTTATTTAAACGCTGATGACGAGCTTCTTGAAGAGGAGGCCGCATAATGCAAAAGTATAGCTGTTACAACTATGATGTCTATACAGACGCTGGTAAATGGGTGTATCGTATATTTGACCCCTATTACAAAGCTAGCAGTCAAACCGTTCTGCGGGAGTCCTCGGAATGGTACGAAGATGATAAAGAGGCTGAGTTTGCCGCAATCAATCACATAGATTTATTAGAAAATGGAGACGGTTAAATGGACTTTATAAATCGCATTATGCCCATACTGTGGAAACTCTTAATCAAAAATCCGAAGTGTAAGATTAATGTGGCAACAATCGAAGACAAGTTAACAGTGAATATCTTACTTGGAAAGCGTAGACGGACTTACGCACACAAAGACATTGATATTTTGATAGGCCAATTAAGCAATATCCAATAGGTTACAACTTATAACCAGTCGGCTCAAATAAAGTCCGTCCCGGAGACGCTTATATCCGAAAAACTTTATTTGAGCTGCTTATATTATATCCTATTTCACCGTTTTTGCAAAGCCATTTCCTGATAGCAATTAATAGCTTCTTCAATCTTGTCGCCAGGATGAGCCTCCAATACTTCACGACAATGTTGTCTTAAAAATTCAATGTCATCACCACCGAAGTTATCAGATACTTGCTTTATAAGCACGCATAGGTAATTTTTTCTGGCTATCCACATTGCACGATTCAAAGGCTAATCATCCTGATAATTCTTATATGGCCTAAAAGGCTTATTTTGACCGCTTCTTTGAACTTCTTCTTTACCCTGTGGGTTAGGGTTATAGCCTGCCTTTCGCATCAATTCTGGC